CTTATGATCAATTATAAAATTTTAAAACTATGTCAAAACAAAAAGTAACGCCTATAGGCAAAAGATTATTAATTAAGATGGTTCCTATTATAGAAGAAACAGCTTCAGGAATTTATTTACCAGATTCTCAACAACAACAAAAACCACAAGGTTGGATTGTAGCAAAAGGAACAAATGCTACAGATGAATTATCTGTTGGAGATTTTGTTGAATGGGAATTTATGGATACAAAAGGGCATGAATATATACATGAAGGAGAAACTCATATAATCTTATTTGACCAAGCAATAAAGGTAAAATTAGAGGATGTATAAAAAAATACCCACTTATAAAGATGGGGAATGGAATCATAAAGAATTTAAAACCAAACAAGACTTTATTGATTTTCTTCTTACTATCTTCAAAGAACCAGGGCAGTATCAATTTGATGAAACTGCCCTGTTGTTTAATGAAGAAGCTAAAAAATTTAATTCTCAAAGTTATTATTGCTCTAAACCTTTTAGATCTAAAGACTATTTAAAGTATTGGAATGATCAAAAAGAAAAATGTAGAGAAGGTGTTATCTATTATGGTAAAAAGCATATATGGTATGTAACAAGAGATTACTATATGTGGTTAAACTTCTTACCAATCTTTGACAAAGAGGAAAAGAAATATGGTTTTGCTAAAGTTAGAGATGCACAATATCATATGGCATTATATGAAATTTTAGCAGAATTACACCATAGACATGTAGCTATTCTCAAGAAGCGTCAGATAGCTTCTTCTTATTTTCATATGGCTAAAGTTATAAATCAATTTTGGTTTGAAGAAGGATCTATATGTAAAATAGGTGCATCACTTAAAGATTATATAAATGATAAAGGTTCTTGGAAATTTTTAGAAGAATATAAAACATTTCTTAATGAACATACTGCTTGGTATAGACCAACTAATCCAGCAAAAGTATTATTATGGGAACAAAAAATTGAAGTGACAATTAATAATAGAAAAACACATAAAGGTTTAATGTCAAAAATTCAAGGAGCTTCTTTTGAAAAAAATCCAACAACTGGTGTTGGTGGACCTTGTACTTATTTCTTTCATGAAGAGGCTGGTATTGCTTCTAAAATGGATCAAACATTTGAATATATTAGACCAGCAATGACATCAGGTATGATGACTACAGGTATGTTTATTGCAGCAGGTTCAGTGGGTGATCTTGATCAATGTGAACCATTAAAGCAAATGATCTTAAATCCAGCAGGAAATGATATATATGCTGTAGAAACAAACTTAATGGATGATAAAGGAACTATTGGACAATGTGGATTATTTATTCCAGAACAATGGTCTATGCCTCCACATATAGATAAATATGGAAATTCATTAGTTGAAGAAGCTTTAAAAGCTATTGAAGAAGAAAGAGCACAATGGAAAAAAGATTTATCTGCAGAACAATATCAATTGAGAATTTCTCAAAAACCAATTGATATTGCAGAAGCATTTGCATATAGACAAGAAGCAATATTTCCACAAGCAGTGGTTACAAAACAAATAAAAAAAATAGAAGATAAAGAATATGCATATGAATTAATAAAATTAGAAAGAGATCAAGATGGTATTAAATATAGTAGAACTAAAAAATTACCAATATCTAAATTTCCAGTAGATAAAAAAATGGAAGATAAAACAGGATCATTAGTTGTATGGGAAAGACCAGTTGAAGATCCAACATTTAGTATGTACTATGCCTCCATTGACCCTGTATCAGAAGGTAAAACAACTACATCAGATTCTTTATGTAGTATATTTGTTTATAAGAATCCTGTAGAAGTAACAAGAGAAACTCCTGAAGGTTTAGAACACTTTACAGAAAGAGATAAAATAGTTGCAGCTTGGTGTGGTAGATTTGATGATATAAATAAAACACATGAAAGACTTGAATTAATTATAGAATGGTATAATGCTTGGACATTAGTTGAGAATAATATATCTTTATTTATTCAACATATGATTGCAAAAAGAAAACAAAAGTATTTAGTACCCAAACAACAAATAGTATTTTTAAAAGATCTTGGATCTAATCAAAATGTTTTTCAAGAATATGGTTGGAAAAATACAGGAACACTATTTAAAAATCATCTTATATCTTATGCAATAGAATATATTAGAGAAGAGATAGATCAGGAGTTTGATAAGGATGGAGAAGTAATTTCTTCTAAGCTTGGAGTTGAGAGAATTCCTGATAAAATGTTATTAACAGAAATGCTTCAATACTTTCCTGGATTAAACGTGGATAGGCTTGTAGCTTTTTCTGCATTAATAGCATTTGCAAAGCTTCAACAAGCTAATAGAGGTTATATTAAGCGTAGAGATAAGGATAAGTCTATGGATAACTTGGATAAATCACAAAAAATGTATAAATTATCTAGTAGACCTTTTAAAAATTTAGGTAGAAGTAAAAGAGGTTTTGGTAAGGGTTTTAAGAAATCTCCGTATAAGAATTTAAAATAATGAAAAAATATTGGACAACTACATCAACACAGTTAAATACAAATTGGACTACATCCTCTTCGTATGAAAATATATCTATAAAATATACAATTAAAAAATAATATATGAGGGTACTTAACGCCTTACAATTAAAGAAAGGAGCAAAAGCTGATAGTAAAGGTTATCCTACTAGTTCAAGCTTAACTCAACCTATGCAATTTTTACCTGCAAAAGAAAAAGATGCAGATTGGGCTGCTTGGAATTTAGATTGGTTAGAATTACAAGGAATGCAGTATTTAAGAAAGACTGCTAGAAAAATGTTAAAAAACTATAAGTTAGCAAAAGGTATTATTGATAAGACAGATTATGTAGTTGAAGAAGATAATGACTATAAAGATCTAATGGATATTTTAACTAAGGAAGATAGTTCAGCTTTAGAGCTTAAATTCTACCCTATTGTTCCTAATGTTATAAATGTATTATGTGGTGAGTTTTCTAAAAGAAATGGTAAAGTTCAATTTAGAGCTGTTGATGATTTATCATATAATGAAATGCTAGAGAAAAAAAGATCTTTAGTTGAAGAAAATTTATTAGCAGATGCAGAAGCTAAATTAACAATGCAAATGATTGATATGGGTATGGACCCACAATCAGATGAAGCTAAACAAAAATTAGCTCCAGAAAATTTAAAATCACTTCCTGAAATAGAACAGTTCTTTGCAAAAGATTATAGAAGTTTAGTTGAAGAATGGGCTTCTCATCAATTAGTAGTAGATACAGAAAGATTCAGAATGCATGAGCTTGAAGAAAGAGCGTTTAGAGATATGTTAATTGCTGATAGAGAATTTTGGCATTTTAAAATGATGGAAGATGATTATGAAGTTGAGTTATGGAATCCAGTATTAACATTCTATCAAAAGTCACCAGATACAAGATATATATCTGATTCAAATTATGTTGGTAAACTTGAAATGATGACTGTTGCAGATGTAGTAGATAAGTATGGATATTTAATGGATGAAAAACAATTAAGGTCATTACAAAATATATATCCTGCAAAATCTTCTATGTATCAAGTAGGAGGTCATCAAAATGATGGTTCTTATTATGATCCTACTAGATCACATAAATGGAATACAGATATGCCTTCATTACAGTATAGACAATTTGTTAGTAATTGGCAAAGTGGTCCTGTTAAAGGAAATGATGTTGTTAATTGGATTCTAAATGAAGGAGAAGATGTATACAACTGGGGTGAAGGAGAAATGATGAGAGTTGCAACAGTATATTGGAAAACACAAAGAAAATTAGGACATTTAATAAGAGTAGATGAAACAGGCGCTGTAACTCAAAAAGTAGTTGATGAAAACTTTAAAGTGACAGATAAACCTATTTATAATACAAATTTATTCAAAGAAAAAACAAAAGATAATCTTGCTTTTGGAGAACATGTAGATTGGATATGGATTAATGAAGTATGGGGTGGCACAAAGATTGGACCAAATTTACCAGCCACATGGAGACAAGGATCAACAGAATTAAATCCTATTTATCTAGGAGTAAATAGAAGAAAACCAGGTAGATTACAATTTCAATTTAAAGGAGATAATAATCTTTATGGATGTAAATTACCAGTAGAAGGTAGAGTATTTTCAGATAGAAATACTAGATCAACATCTCTTGTAGATTTAATGAAACCATATCAAATTGGTTATAATATGGTTAATAATCAAATTGCAGATATACTTGTAGATGAACTTGGTACTGTAATTATGTTTGATCAAAATGCATTACCACGTCATTCAATGGGAGAAGACTGGGGTAAGAATAATATGGCTAAGGCATATGTAGCAATGAAGGATTTTGGTATGTTACCATTAGATACTTCAATAACTAATACAGAAAATGCTACAAACTTTAATCATTATCAAACTTTAAATCTAGAACAAACAAATAGATTAATGAGTAGAATTCAATTAGCAACTCATTTTAAAACTCAAGCTTTTGAAACTATTGGTATCAATATGCAAAGAATGGGACAACCTATAGCTCAGCAAACAGCTACAGGAGTTACACAAGCAATGAATCAATCTTATTCTCAAACTGAAACTTATTTTGTACAACATTCAGATAATCTTATGCCAAGAGTACATCAAATGAGAACTGATCTTTCACAATATTATCATAGTAGTACACCAAGTGTAAGATTAAATTATATGTCAAGTGAAGCAGAAAAAGTTAATTTTACTATTAATGGTACAGATCTTTTAATGAGAGATTTTAATGTTTTTTGTACAACTAGAACAAATCATAAAGCTATTCTTGATCAGCTTAAACAATTAGCAATGACTAATAATACAACAGGTGCTAGTATTTATGATCTTGGTAATCTTATTAAAGCTGATTCAATTGCTGAAGTTTCTCATATCTTAAAAGATGCAGAAAAGAAACAAATGCAACAACAACAATCTCAGCAACAATCTCAACAACAAATGCAAGAACAACAACTTGCAGCTCAAAAAGAAGAGAAAGATGCACAAAGAGTATTTGAACAAGAAGAAGCAGATAAAGAAAGACAAAAAGATCTTATGGTTGCTGAAATACGTGCTTCAGGATATGGAGCACAAACGGATGTTGATCAAAATCAACAAAGTGATTTTAGAGATCATATGAAAGATATACACCAAAGAGAGCAATATCAAGATCAGATGAGTTTTAAAAGAGAACAAGCAGGTACTAAAAATTTATTAGACAGAGAGAAAATGGGTATGGAAAGAGAAAAGTTAAATACTCAACGTGAAGTAGCTGCAAATAATTTAAGAATTGCAAAAGAAAATAAAAATAGATTTGATGCTCCAAAACAAAAAGAATCTAAATCAGAAAAGAAAAAAAGATAGTTAGCTATATACTATGAAAAATTTTTCTATTTGAAAAAATTTCTAAGGTTTAGTGATAAAACTTTCGTATATTATATATATAACCATTAAAAACCAAATAAGTTATGGCAGAGCAAGAAACCAAAACAGTAGACACAAAGGTTGAAAAAGTAGACGTCAACCTTGATGAAATATTTAATGCAGCACCAGGAGGAGACTCTATAACGCTGCCTGAAGGTGAAGAAAAAAAACCGAACATCTTTAGTAGAAAAAAGGTTGATACTAGTTTTTTAGATCCAAATGCTAAAAAAGAAGAAGTAAAAGAAGAAGAAAAAAAAGAAGAGGAAAAAGAAGAAGAAGTAAAGGATGAAAAAAAGGAAGAAACTAAAATAGAAAAACCTAAAGAAAAAGTAAATGTTGATGAGATTTTAGGTCTCAATGAAGAATCAACAGAAGAAGAAAAAACAACTACCAAAAAAGGTAGAAAACCAATAGAAGGAATTGGAGATGTCTTTAACAAATTAATTAAAGATGAAAAGATAGTTCCTTTTGATGATGATAAACCGCTTGATGAATATACTCCTAAAGATTGGGAGGACTTGATTCAAGCTAATTTAGAGGAGAAAGCAAATGAAGTTAGACGTGAGACTCCTCAAAAGTTCTTTGAAAGTTTACCTGAAGAACTCCAAATTGCAGCAAGATATGTTGCAGATGGAGGAACAGATCTTAAAGGATTATTTGGTGCATTAGCAACTGTAGAAGAGACTAGAGAGTTAGATGTAAAAAATGAATCTGATCAAAGACAAATTATAACTGAATACTTAACTGCTACTGGATATGGTAATGCACAAGAGATTCAGGAAGAAATAGAAATATGGGAAGACTTAGGAAAGCTTGAAAAACAAGCAAATAAGTTTAAACCAAAATTAGATAAGATGCAAGAAAAGGTTGTTGCTAGAAGATTAGAAGAGCAAGAGATGAAAAAGAAAAAACAACAACAAGCATCAGAAGATTATATGAAAAGTGTATATAATGCACTTAAAGATGGAAAAGTAGGAGAAACAAAAGTAGATAGAAAAACACAATCATTATTATATAATGGTTTAGTTAATCCGGCTTATCCATCCATAAACGGAAAAAATACTAATTTGTTGGGACATCTTTTAGAAAGATACCAATTTGTAGAACCGAATTATAATTTAATTACTGAAGCACTATGGTTGCTTGCTGATCCAAAAGGATATAAAACAAGCATCATGAAAAAAGGAGAAAATAAAGCAGTTGAAAAAACAGTAAGAAAATTAAAAACTGCACAAGCAGCTAAAGGTAATGCATCAACGGGCATACAAAAAGAAGAAACAACAACGGCAAAAAGAAAATTGCCAAGACAAAAAAATATATTTAAAAGGTTTTAATATATTAATTAATGTTTAACAAATAAAAATAAATTTCAATTATGGCAACACCAGTTTTAAATAACGGGCTGTTTCTCAGGGATACAAACTATAATGCTAGTTCCCATGTTGATTCTTATCACTTAACCCAAATGCTTGGTTCTTCAGAACCAATGGATATGGGGCCAATTGATATTTGGGCTATGGCTCAAAAGGTAGAAATGCCTCTATATCAATTAGCATCATTTGGTGGAAAGAATACAATCATGGTGGATAATGCACGTGGTGAGTATAAATGGCAAACAGCTGTAAATCAAGATTTGCCCTATATTATGAAAGACGTCAATGGGGCGGCTGTAGGGTTAGATGGTCAATCATTTACTCTTCTCTTTAACAAAAGAGAATTTGGACATGGAGACATCATCACGTATGATAAGTATAATGGTATAGAATTATATATTACTGCAGATGAAATCATCCCAATGGGTGGAGGATTCTTATATACTTGTCAATTAGTAAATAACAATAGTGCAGCTTCTTTAGCTGAAGCTTACCAAGCAATTGGTACTAAGTACTTTAGAAAAGGTTCTGCACGTGGTGAATATGGAGAAAGATTTTCAGATCTTACAACTTCAACAGGTTTCAGAGAATTCTACAACTTTGTAGGAGGAGCTGAGGCACACGTTCATTATTCTATTTCTTCTAGAGCGGATTTAATGCTTAAAGGAGGAATGAATGCTGACGGGTCTATTCCTGTTACTGAAATTTGGAGATCATTTGATCCTAATGTTAACCCATCTGTAACTTCACTTGAAAGTATGGTAGAAATTATGGGAGCGGACTATGTAAAGAGAGCATTTGATAATGGTGATCTTTCTAGAACTTTCCTTACTAATATGGAAGCAGCGCATCTTTCTAAGATTGCTATGGACATAGAGACATACTTAATGTGGGGACACGGAGGTAGAGTTAAGCAAGATGGACCAGATGATATTAGATTATCTGTTGGTCTTTGGAAGCAATTAGATAACTCATTTAAGCGTGTATATAATAAAGGAAACTTTAGCTTAGACATGTTTAAAAATGAATTATATAACTTCTACCAAGGTAAAGTTGAATTAAATGGCCCAGATCCTCAACGTACACTGGTTATCCAAACGGGTATTGGTGGTATGAAGATGATTAATAAAGCTATTTCATCTGAAGTTAACGGCTTAGGTGGTCAATACATTGTTAATGCGGAAACAAAAGGAATTGTAAGCGGAAACAATCCAATGGATTTAGGATTTGGATATGCTTATACTTCATTTGTAATTCCATTCTTAGCAAACTGTCAGTTTGTTCTGAATCCAGCATTTGACAATTTACATACTAATGATATTGAAAATCCGTTAGTAGATGGGCGTCCATTAAGTTCTTACTCATTTATAATCTTTGATGTAACTGATGAAGGTAATGACAACATTCACTTGTTGAAACTTTCATGGGATAATCAATTGAAATGGTTCTATCAAAATGGAACTATGGATTATATGGGACGAACTCAAGGATTCCAATCTTCTGGAAACTTCAATGGCTATAGAGTTTATATGACTCAAACCATGCCTGCAATATGGGTGAAAGACCCTACTAAGGTATTGAAAATAGTTATGAAGAATCCAATTACGGGTGGTTCATTCTAATATCTAATTTTTTAGAAGAGGGGTCTTAGGATCCCTCTTTTAAATTTTAAAAACTAATAATAATTTAAAAAACCTTTTAAAATGACAAAGAAAAAAACTCAAAAAGAAACTGTAGCGCAAGCTCCAGTAGATACAATGGTTCAAGAAGCAATAGAACCAGTAAGTGTACAAAAAATAGATAATTCAACATGGGTTGATTTAAATGAACATAAGGATCAAACTATTGCTATACGTCCTTATTTTAATCCTGATATAGAGAATATGGGATTAGAAAAATATAAAATGAATCTTTATGATGGTGTATATCATGAAGAACAATTAACATGTTTAGAAGTTAATGGTGTAAAGAGATATGTTACAGGATTAAATGAATTTGCTCCTGAAGTAAAAATTCTTCCATCAGAAAAAAGAAAAGAAAAAATAAAAGAAATAAGAAGAGTTGTTGCTCAATTAGAAGCAGAATTGGCTCAAAATATATTAGATCAGAGTGCTCCTGATTTTTGGAATAATGTAAAATTACTTAAACCTGATAATGATGAGTTATGGGCTAAGTTAAGTATAAGAGCAGGAAATGAACCTATTTATCTTGATCCAAAAGTAGATCCATATGATCTAATAAAGTTATATGCTATTGAAGCAGGCGGTTTTTCTATAGTAGCTAAAAGTTTAGATGCAGCTAAAACAAATGATAAAGTAAAATTTTATTTAGATAAATCTAGAGAAACAGCAAGCACTAGAGTAAATATTAGTAAATTAAGAAATAAAGCATTAGCATCATTACAAAATATGTATGATTCTAATCCTACTAAATTATTTTATGTTACTAAACTTGTTGCTCCTATGAGTACAGAATATAGAAAGTCAACACCAAATGATATTTTATATGAAGTAATGGATGAGTATATATATGGAACTGGAGGTGAAACAAGTGCAAGAAAATCTGCAGAAAGATTTTTAGAAATATCTAGACATGATTTAGGAACACTTAAAATTCTTACTGTAATGAAAGATGCTACAGAAATGAAACTTTTAAAAACTCAAAGAGGACAAATAACTGATGTTATGAGTAGTTATAAGTTAGGAAAAACTCAGGAAGAAGCTTTTAGTAGTTTAAAAGATCCTTTAAATGAAAGCATCTTAATTAATTTAATTGAGAAAGTTGAAGACTTTTGGAATAAGTAATGTGGTTAAAAGCTAAAATAACAGCAGAAAAAATATATCTTGCTAGAGCAGATAAATTAATTCTTATTAATACAATAGGAACAAATGTTGTAAATTTAGTTTTTGAAGTAGGTCAGGTGTCACAGTTAGTTATAACATTAACTGTGACAGCTGGTAAACAAGAGGAAGTTTTACAATGTATTAGTGATGAGACAACTAAAATGGATACTATGAGAAAACCTTTTATTATATTAATGGATAAAGTTACAGGATATAAAATTTGTCCTGATATTACAAATATAGCAATAAATAAAAGGGAAATATAATGAATAATACTACTCTTCAAATTAAGTTTAAACAAAGATTAAATAAAATTGCTAGTAATGATTTTGATAATATTGAATGTTGGCAAATAGTTGAAGCATTTAATAAAGCTCAAATTTCTTGGTGTAGAAGACAATTACATGGTACTAATCAGTATAGAGAAGGTGATGAAGCTTCTAAAAGAAGAATAGATGATTTACAAGTTCTTTTAACTTCAAGAGATCTTGCAGGTATAGACATTACATATGATGATAAATATGGATATTTTAGAGCAGATAATTTTAATGAGATATATGATCAAAATTATTTAGAATTTAAAAGATTAGAAGCAAAAGCTAGTCAAACAATAAAACAAATTCAAGGAGAAAATGCAGTATATGAAACTGTAACAATTTATACATATCATACAAAACGATCAACAAATGTATCAACAAGTGATCCAGCTGCATGGAATGCAGAAGTTGGTGCATCTATTCCAGATTATATTACAAACATTAATGATCTAATTGGTACTCCTCAATATGAGATTCAATTACAACAATATCAATGGGATGAGAATGGATATGGTCCAATACAAGGTTCAACTGAAGAACAAGTATTAATAACAGAAGCAACTGAATCTTCAACATCTTCAGAAATGGCTCCTGGTGCTAGTAAAGAAAAATGCTGTACAGAACCTAGAACTATGACAGTATACTTATCAGAGGTAGCTAGTACAGATGTTATTCTAAGAGATCCGCTCAAAGATCCAGACTTTGAATGGGGAGAAACTTTTTGTACTTTACAAGATTCAGAAATAAGAATATGGAGAAAAGATTTTTGGATTGTTGATCCAAAATTAATATACTATAGAAAACCTACAAGGGTAGAAATCCAAGGATGTGTAGATCCATATACTACAATAGCATCAACTGTAGATGTAGAATCTGAATTTAAAGATGATATTGTAGAATTAATAATTGATGAAGCAGTAAGTATTATTGCTGGAGATATCTCTGATCCTAATTTATTTCAGAGAGGAGATGCAATGGGAGAAAAAAACAATTAATATTCAGAAAGTTTAATTAATTTTTTGTATATTATATATATATAGATAAACCAACTATTTATTTTATTTATTTATAAACTTTTAAAAAAGAAAAATTATGGCATATTTCAATCATGCGTTTGTTAAATCATTCTATACAGATAGATTGATGAACAATACGGCAAAAAAGACACAGCATTTAGCTATAGATGGTGTTGCTACATCTAGATTAGGTGGTCTGTTTAAATCTACAGATTATTCAAATATAGATAATACAACTACACTTAATGCTTATGCTGCTGCAAATAGTAAAAACAAATTTTTAATAGCAACTCAATCAGGAAGAGGTAGTAATCTAACTGGTGCAGCTGCTAGTACAGGTTTCCAAATTCATGGAGGTTATGATGAGTCTATCAAATCAAAAGATATTCAAATGAACTTCATCAATTCTTTAGGAGCTGCTACTAGTGCTGTTGGTGCTGGTCAAACTTATGAGGTTATGGCCTTTGGTGGTGCTTCTTCTACAAGTTGCTGGCCATGTGGTACTGACCCAATGTTAAGAGTAGATCTTAAAGGATCTGATGCATTAAGAATGTTAGGTCACAATGCATACAGACAAGTTGATATTGGTGGTGTATGTAACTGTTGTGGAGATGATGGAGATTACATCCATCCTCATAAAGCAATGGCAATGTTAGCTAAAAATCTTAGTGATGATCCAATAATTAGTCCATTAATCAATACAGCAGATACAGGTGTTGGTACAACTGCTTATTTTGCAACTACAACTGATGGTGGTTCTACTTGGACTCAAGTTGCTTTAGCTGATCTTGATGATGTTGTTTGTGGTGCTACATGGGATGCAAACACAGGTGCTGTTATTAGAATTAAGCCAGGTGTTGTTGATACACAATGGGGCAATTGTTCATGGAATCCAACAGATTACACGAACTATGAACCTTTATTAGCAAAAGCTGAATTCCTTGATGAATCAGGAAACTCTTGTGACATTTGTAAAGCTACTCATCATGAGTTAGGTGCTACAACATGGAACAATGGTGCTCCTCTTACATTAGGTCAATTCTATTATAATGGTGATGGTACTACTGCTGGTGCACTTTCAGGAGTTGCTCCTGCTCATGTTGTTGGTGGTGGAGATAATGTATTTAAAGATTTGATTTTATCTGATTCTTACATGCAGAATAAATATAGTTTTGGTGCTAAAGACTCTTCAAGATTTAGAGAAGTTGAAGGTGCTGATACAATTTTTGCTCCTACATTAGCAGATAGACATTCTTATATGTACAAAATGTATTTCCTTACACATAGTGTTCCGAGATTCAATAATCCTACAGGTGTATTTGATAATGATCAATATACTTATAAGATATATATTCCAGAACGTCAGAACATTGCTGCTGGTACTTTAATTCCTGCTGGCTCTTATGCTGCTCCTAATGATGGAACAGTTGGAGGTGTACGTCCAACAGACGGGAATGGTGGTACTGCTGCTGATAGTTGGGACAATATGTGGGTACAAATTGCAACTAACTCAGGTATAGCACAAACTACTATCTAATAGTATTTGTAATATACTTTAAGTTTAAAAGAGGGATAGATTAAATTCTATCCCTTTTTTATTTCTATTTACCTCATATTTTTTGTATATTATTTATAAGTAGTATACTAATAGAATTCTTATGGCTAAAAAACATATATTAAGTTTAGAAATACCAACTGTTGCAAATTGTGAAATATTTACTATTTGGGATACTAGTGAATATGCAGATGAACTAGCAGTAGATTGTCCTACACTTAGTGTAACAGCTCCTGGTTTTCAAAATCCTATGTCTATAGAACAAGATGAAAATTTTCATAGAGATTTCTCTACATGTGCTTTTGGATTACAGACAGTTGATTGTGGAGGAGTTAGGCACGTTTTTCCAGATGGTATATATGTTATAAGATGGAGTGTTTCTCCTCATGATAAAGTATATGTAGAATATAATCATATGAGAATTACAACAATACTTTCTGCATATTATGAAAAACTTTGTGAGATAGAAGCTAAACCTTGTGAACCAAGTTCAGATATGATTAGTTTAATGTCAGAAATGAAATACATAAGAACATTAATTGACGCAGCAAAAGCAAAAGTTGAATATTGTCACGAGCCTAATGCTGGTATGGAACTATACGAGTATGCTAAGATGAGACTAGAAAAAATAACTTGTGAAGTTATTTGCTGTAAATAAAATACAGATAAATGCATAAGAAACCTTATACATATATAAAGAAATCAGAAGTAGTTTCTAATCAAGAAATTATTAGAAAAATTGAGACAGAAAAGAATTTTGCAAATTATGTTGCAAAAGACATGATGTCTAAAAGATATGGTATAAATAGAACGTGTAAGGTAGATGCATATGATTCCACACTTATAAAAAAAGAATTATGTGAATGGCAAGATTTAAGAAAACCAGTTGAATCAAGATCATATCATAGTATAACATGGATTAGAGGAACAAATGAATTTCCAACTTGGTTACAATGGGGTGATGAAGCATGTTGTGTAGAAGGTTGCCCTGATGAATATCAATCACCTACAGGCAGTGAGTTTAGAATAATACTAGATATACCTTTAGGACAAGTGCTCAGTTGGAATTACTTTCCCAATGAGAGTGGAGAAGCAGTATTATATGCTTTTTCAAGTAAAGATGGCAATTCACCATGGTTAACAGTTGGTCAAGCAATTATACCTCTTAATGGAAGCTCTACAAATTTAGGTGGTGCTATAATAGTTAATATTAATGGTGACTTATATTTTAGATATCATGTTTACATGACTGATGGAGATAGTGATGCAGTTTCAGTTGGTGCATCTGAAGATGATCAAATCAAATTTGTTTTAGTTGATGGTGTTAAACAATACTCTATATATTTCGGTAATTCAGAGTGGCCAACAATTGCTGGTAATAATAGTAATTCATTTAATATAGCACCTGCAGAAGAAACAGTTTCAGGATGTTATACCTGTTGGGCACAAATTACTGCAAAAGATATAAGAAAAGAAGAGTTATGTGATGATACACAATTAGATTGTTGGTTTTGTGGTATGGTGCCAGTATATCCAGAAGATCCATGTGGAACTCAACCAGGTATGAATTTTACTTGTGAAAATGATCAAGAATGTATTTATCTTCAAGTAATAGATCAATATGGTAACCCTTTATCTAATTATGAAATAATTTTAGATGGTGAACTTTATGGTACTACTGATGAAAATGGATTATTATTATTTTCAATTCCTAATGCTTCAGTAAACAATTTCCATACAATAAATGATTGTGAGTTTTGTTTTTATACAACTGGTAAATGTAATCAACAAAAAATAACTATAACAGTTAATAA